CCCCGTTATATTCACACGCAGCTTTCGGCGATTGTGCGTGCGTTGGTGAAAAAGGAGGACGATGCCATTCTTCGCTACCTGGACGACGATGGGCTAGCGGTAGAGCCTGAGACATATCTGCCCGTTATCCCTCTCCTGCTGGTGAACGGTTGTATCGGCATCGGTACCGGCTTCTCCACCAACGTTATCCCTTACAATCCTGCGGATCTGGTGGCCGCATTCCAGATGCGTCTCCGTGGTGAGCTGAAGGACCTTACGGATCATAAGCTCAAGCCCTGGTGGTTTGGTTTCAAGGGTCCGGTTGTTGCGGGCGCCGATGATAAGACGTGGATTACAAAGGGAATCTACGAGTTTGTGGATGACGATGCGGCGATTATTCGCATCAAGGAGCTGCCGGTTGGCTGCTGGACAAAGGACTACAAGAACTTCCTTGACGGCATTCTTGCCGAGCAGGAGGAGCTCAAGTCAGCAGCGAAGAAGGACGGTTCCAAGCCGATGGCGTGGCTCCGTGGCTACGAGGAGGCGTATAACGATATTGACTGTGATTTCATTCTCCAGATGGATCCGGACTATTACCATGAGGCGCGAGCGTACACTGCCGACTTTGAAACGCGCTTCAAGCTTACAACGTCGCACAAGACGACAAACATGGTTGCCTTTGATGTGAATGGTGCGATTCGCCGCTTTACGGGACCAGGTGAAATCATGGAGCGCTTCTACGGTGAGCGTCTGTCGGCATACACAAAGCGCAAGATTCACGAGCTTGGTCGGCTGACCAGTGAGATTACTGAGCTCTCAGCACGGCTGCTATTTATCAAGTCAGTCATTAGCGGTCGTCTTGTCATCTCCAATGTGGAGGATTCTGTGCTCTATGCGAGTCTCAAGGGTCTGGGGCTTCCTCCAATCTCCGATCCTACGGCGGGTGACCTCAAGGCGTACGAGTATCTCCTACGTCTTCGGGTGGACCGTCTCAAGGCGGCGGCAGTTGCGGAATTGGAGCGTGAGGTCGCCACCCAGCAGGAGAAGCATCGTGCGCTTACTGGGACAAGCGAGGAGGTCCTGTGGATGAATGATCTTGCGGGATTCAAGGCGGCGCACGACGAGTACTGCGCAGCACGTCTTGCTTCCTATGAGTCGGCGGCAACTGATAAGCCGGTTGCCGAGAAGAAGCGCCGTGCAGCGCCTATCAAAAGAAAGGCTTGAACGGTAACGACTTTGTACCAGCCGAGCTCTGGTTGACCGGAAGCTTAATAGGATCCGGTAGAGTATCAATATCATTCAAATAATACTTATACATTCCAAGTTCAGCAAGTATTTTTGGTACTGACCATGCTGTCACACGAGCATTCAACTCCGCAATCTGCTCCGGAATTCGGTCGGGTAGATTCCGGCTGTACCAAAGGAATATAGCACGCATAATCATAAATAAATCATCCGTACTTACGGGATCAATAATATCGCCGGACTTATCGTAGACTGTGCGACGAATTGAGTTTTGTACAATCTGGAAATTATCCTTTGAGAAAAATGCCTGGTTCAGGGGTGTTGCCTCAAAATTGCCACGGATTCCATCTTGTCCGGCAGTGGACGGTGCCGTTTTTGCGTATTGAAAACCGGGCAACTGCATCACGTCTTCGCTCATCGGCGCGTTCAAGGATACTCTTCCTGGACTTTGTTCGTCAACGGTGCTCATGGCAGTTGTTTCCTTGTTCTATGGTATTTTTTTTCTTTTTACAGGATATAAACAAATGTCGTCGGTAATCGGTCAGCAGTTCCGCCAGGTCCCAGCGAACTCCCTTTACGTCAACCTTGTCGCCTCTCAGTCGACGATTGTTGACTCGAACAACAATCCTGTCAGCTGGCTGTCGGCGCAGGCTGCGCAGGTGCTTTCCACGCCTGGTGCGGCACTTCTCCGCGATATGGGACGCAATGTCTACCTCCCTGATCCCAATACCAATACATCTGTTGGCAGCCAGTCTACGATTCTCCGCCGCGTTCAGCTTGTACCCGTTGGCGGCAACGGCTACTACGGCACGGGTGACTCAGCCTCTTCGCTTGCCGGCTCCGATACGGACTTCTTTTCGGGCTACATCCGCCTTGGCGGACAGACGTACGGTGGCGGCACGGGTGTCATATCTGGCTTTGTACGCCTCAACTAAATATGTAATTTTATCTATACATATATTTATTAAATATGTGTGCAGATTTATCCAACGGACAAATGGGTCCAAATCTTCCGGTGTTTGCGTATATTTTTTCTTAACTCTAGTTATAAAGAAGATGACCTCTATCCGCCACACCTACAGCCAGATCCCTGCGAATAAGCTCTACATCAACATTACGGCGATCCAGTCGACGATTGTTGACTCGAACAACAATCCTGTCGGCTGGCTGTCGGCACAGCCTGCGCAGGTGCTTTCCACGCCTGGTGCGGCGGTTCTCCGTGATATGGGACGTAACGTCTACCTGCCCAACCCCACTACCCCGACGACGGTCGGTAGCCAGTCTACGGTTCTTCGCCGCGTTCAGCTTGTAACCGTTGGCGTCAACGGCTACTACGGCACGGGTGACTCAGCCTCTTCGCTTGCCGGCTCCGATACGGACTTCTACGCGGGCTACATCCGCCTTGGCGGACAGACGTACGGCGGCGGCAATGGTGTCCCCACCGGTGTTGCTCGCCTCAACTAAACATCCGGTATCCGGTTTAATACTTTCCAGTTTTGTTTATATTTTTTTTCTCACAATAAGATATAAACAAATGACGTCAGTAATTGGTGGCTTCAACCAGATTCCCGCCAACAAGCTGTGGACGAATATCCTATCGCTCACCTCATCCATTGTTGACTCCAACAATAACCTAGTCCCCTGGCTCTCGCCCAACGGCGGCACGCAGAACTGGGCTGCCCTGGGTCTCGCTTCCACGCCTGGTGCTGCGGTTCTCCGGGACATGGGTCGCAATGTTTACATCCCTGATCCTAATGTAGCTACGACAGTCGGTAGCCAGTCTACGGTTCTCCGCCGCGTTCAGCTCTTGCCGACGGGTGCGAACGGCTACTACGGCACGGGCAATGCGGCTGGCTGCCTTGCCGGCTCCGATACGGACTACTTCACGGGCTACATCCGCCTTGGCGGACAGACGTACGGCGGTGGCAATGGTGTCCCCACACCGGTTGCGCGTATCAACTAAGAAAAAGTATAAACGCATTTGTTATTGTATTAGCTTTGTATGTAAGAAATTCTTACTTACAAAAAAAAATAACCATATAGATTAGAAGTATGTCTGTAAATACACTACAGGCGCGGGAATGGCAAAATACACTTAATAAGCTAAAGCCCAGACTATATTGGATTCTTGGTGGTCTGCTGGTTCTAGGTATCAGCTACTATTACTACACTACAATGAATCGTCCCGTTGCCGGCGCATTATTCTTTGTTGGTGGAGCAGTTACCCTGTACTACTACTACGTAAAATGGTTTGTTTTACCTGTATCTCCGGACCCAGATTTCCTTCCTGGAAAACAAGCATGCCCCGACTATCTATCACTGGTTCCATCCGATGGTGGACTTTACACTCCTTCCAGTCCTACACAGTATTTCTGTGTTGATTTTGTTGGTGTAAGCACAAATGGCGCCTTGAAGAAGACAACACCTAAAGCACTCTCTACAAATATCAATGATCCCAACTACAGATTCTCAGTAGACTCAGCAATAGACTTAGATCCTCCTACTAATAAGCGAAAGGCTCGTTCAGCATTTATGCAGCGTCTTGTTAACGCCGGTCTCTCATGGAATTCTATGGGTGCTGGCTCCGCTCCTAGACGTGATTCCAATAGAAATGGAGCACCTGCATTTAGAAATTAGACTGATAAACATTTATCTCTCCAATAATATTTCATATTATATAGAGAGATGTCAGTAAATACGACTGCCCAGGCACGTAAATGGGAACGTACATTAAATCATATTAAATACATCACATTCTGGACATTCAGTATTCTTATTGTTGGAGGATTTAGCTACTTTTACTACTCCTACCTGATGCGTCCAGTTGCCGGTGCTCTATTCTTTTTAGGTGGTGCAATCATCGTATACTACTATTATATAAAATGGTTCCTATTAAAACCTGCTATAGACCCAGATTTTAGACCTGGAGACCAGGCGTGCCCTGACTATCTAACATTAATTCCACCCGGTGACCTCTACCGAGCAGAACGCGATGGTGGCTACTTCTGCGTTGACTTTGTCGGTGTCAGCAAAAATGGTAAACTAATGCGTACAACGCCAAAGACCTTAGCGCGTGATATCAAGAATCCGTCCTACCGTTTCAAGGTGACGCCCCAAGTGGACTTGAATCCTGTTGATCGTAATGTTAAGCGGGCGCGCGCAGCATTTATGCAGCGTTTGAAGAATGCCGGTCTCTCATGGAACTCTCTCAGCAGTTCGTCCATACCGTCGCGCGTTATCAACTCCAATGGCGCGCCGGTGTACACTGGCGGCGGTGGTATCGACTTTACTGTAGATGTTAAGGGTCTCGGCAACTCACTACTTGCAGGTGCCGGCTGCTTTACCTCAAACGATGATAGCCCTAGCACACCACCGTCATGGGCTACTGCGGCAGGCGCTGGTCGCGGCGGTCCTGCGCCTGGTGCCTTAATGAGCGCCTCAGCATCGGCGGCGGCGCCGACGGCGGGAAGTACTTTTACACTTACACCTGCTGCTATGAAGGAACTAGAAGATTACAGTAAAACAAATTCCCGATCCCAGTCTGGACCTCCTACAGCAGCTGAGCTTCAATCAGCAGCCAATCATTTAATTGCAAAAGGTATGGCTCCTCGTGGAACAACCGGCGCTCAACTCATGACAGCAATAATGGGCGGACCGGCTCTAAACCTATCACCGGTGCAATTAATGGCAATTAAATCGGCACTGGAGGAGTATGGTAAAAAAAATCCCCCAGCTCCATCCCAGTCTGGAACACTTGATATAATGACACCATTAACAGCCGCATTGAATAATAGTTTAATTCCTAAGGGTTTAGTGCCACCAGGAACATCCGCTATGCAATTGATGCAAGAACTAATGAAAGAAGCACAGAGGGACCAACAAAAGGCAGGTGTGCCGCAAGAGTTTATGATACAAAGCGGTCCACCCCAAGGAAGGATGTAAACTAAACACCTAAAGACATTTGCCACCTAATAATTAAATGGCGACCATTCATACAAGCCTTTTTACCCAAATCATTGATTGGGCAAAAAAGCCTGCCCCTCGTACTCCTTCGTCCCTATTCTTATATGGACCTCCAGGAATCGGCAAAACAACTCTTGCAAAACTGGCACTTGAACAAGCCGGTTATCGTGTTGTGGAATGGAATGCATCCCAGCACCGTCATAAAGCCGCAGTAGAAGAGTCCCTTCTACCCCTTCTACGCAGTTGTAATGTTGCGGATTTCTTTCGCCCTGAGGGACCCCGTGATCTCGGCATTATTCTAGACGAAATCGACGGTATGTCAGTCGGTGACAAAGGTGGGCTTGCCGAATTGGTACGCATCCTCAAAGAATACAAAGGACATAATGCGATTGTCTGTATTTCCAACGAATGGATGGAGAAGAAATTTCAACCATTTTTGAAACTATGTAAAACATTCCAAATCTCGGCACCAACAACCGCCGATGTCCATGCGCTTATTAGCACCCAGTTCGATAAGATCCCCAAAAACTGCGATTTGATGAAACTTTCCGCCGATTTATTGACGGTCCACTCTGGTGATCTCCGCAAAATTCTTCAATCGGTCCGCGAAATCAAGACCGATATGGTCAATGGAACAATTTCGGTTGCCGATGTGAAAAGTACAATTGAAGTAGGATTAGCGGATGCAAAGGCGCTCGGCTCCAATCGTATTCGGCGGAGTGAGACAATTAAGTCTGCCGTTGGTCAATTGCTACGCGGCAGTCTGGATATGACTACCGAAGTGCCACTCAATAATAATGACTTGAATTTAGCCGGGCTTCATCTACACGAATCGCTACCCACATGGATTCGGCGATTTGTCGGCAATAATGAACTTGGATACGATATTTATAAATCTGTGTTTCAAACAATACTTTCATCTGATCGGCTGGATTACTACACATTCTTCTTTCAGCACTGGACCCTATTTCCGCTTACTTATCAGGCAAAACTTCAGGCAGTCAACCAACTCCTATTTGGTCATTATTCAGTAAATGACACGGCAACCTCTGTGTGGAAAGATGACGATATGGAATACACCGCCGTTTTATCAAAGCAGTCCATGTTGTACAATCAGTTTCGTTATCTATGCGAAATGCGTGATGCATTTGTGGGGGCAAATCCCGTCTTTGACGGTGGATTTGACTCTACATTTTGGAAGGCGAACCTATTTATTACTGCAGCACAGATAGAATTAGAGAAAAAGGAATGTCCAGGGCACGGCAAGAAGATCGGTGCTGCTGTTTGGGAAAACACCGAATTCTGGCGCGGCATGCTGCCCCGTTGGTTTCCTAACACCGATGCCAATCGCTTTATGCGTCTTATTCAGGCGCTGGATATTCCCAAGCCTATTCCATTTCCTTATTAGTTCCACCGCTTCTCACAATGACTATTATGTCCACCAGGGCAGTAATCCGTCTGTTTGAATTCTGCCTCTTGTTGGCAACAGTCGGCATTATGTGATTCTTTTGCATTTGGCATTTTTTGCCCTGTATTTGGATTGATGTAAGGTGTACAAAACTTCTTACCACATTCCCAGCACCAGGACCTACCACAACCGGCACCAATGTAGAAATTTTTCCCATCAGTAGGAAGTCCGCAGGCAAAAATATAGTTACAAGCGTAATCTTTGAGGCACCAGCGTTGACACCAAGGACACTGCTTTGCGTCCATAGTTTTATCTATAGAATAAGAAGGAATGGTGCGCGGATTGAAAACGCGAAAAGTAGGCTCTGATTCGTATATTGTTGCGGTTCCTTCCTACAAACGACCGACTCTTTTGCAAAAGAAGACGATTACAACATTGATAAACGGTGGGGTGCCTGCATCCAAAGTGTTTGTCTTTGTTGCAAACAAAGAAGAGTATGCCGACTATAAGGCAGCGTTGAACCCGAAAGACTATAATAAACTGATTGTCGGTAAATTGGGGCTTGCCAATCAACGCCAATTTATTGTAGACTATTTTCCTAAGAATCAACTAATTGTCTTTATTGACGATGATATTAATAAGTTTGTACATCGGGTAAGTGATACACAATTAGAGACTATTACAAATTTGCCGGCAATGATTCGTCAAGGCTTTGCCGCTATGAAAAAGGAAGGCGCGAACATATGGGGAATCTACGCCTCAGCCAATCCGTTTTACATGACACCCGGCTACAGCACAAACCTTAAATATCTTATGGGCGGCTTTTTCGGTATACGAAATACAAAGAATCCTGCGTATCGTCTCAAGTATGGCGATAATCAAGAGGATAAGGAACGCACCTTGCGTTATTGGGTAGAGGATAAGAAACTTGTGCGTTTTAATGATATTGCCCTCAAAACTACGGTCTATACGCCCGGTGGAATTATTGCGGTCCAGCCTGACCGTATTGCGCAGACCAAAATGGCGACCCAAAAACTGGTAGATGAATTTCCCCAATACGTAACACAAATTTACAAATCGTCTTACGGTATTTATGATATTAAGTTTCGTACCGGTAAGATCGCCATGCCCGGTAAATAAAATCGCCCAAATAAGTATAAGAACAGAATGGCCAACCCTTTCCACTCACCCCGCTCCGGCAAGTTCAACCGCCGCACTCGTGCGCTCCACCGCGCCGCTGCCGCCAAGCAGCCCCGCAACGCCAAGGGCAAGTTCACGAAGAAGACGCGTAAGACGACGCGCCGCAACCGCCGCCGGTAAACCGTCGGTAAGGACCGCCGGTAAACCGTTGCCGGTAAATCGGCTACCATAGCTTCTCCTTGTTCTTCTGCGTTTTCCGGCGCCACCGATTAAGCTGTTTTGCTAAACGTTCCGCGTTATACATAGTTGCGCCTCGGCATTTCTTTACAATGCCCTCACGCAAGTACGATACCAAACTCAGGCGCATGCTTGTATCATCCTTCGGCAAAAACGGCGAGTTACCATGTACCTGATGAACATCCATTGCCAAGAAATCACCTTCACGGCAATCTACTGCCACTCCATACTGCGGAAAACCGGTATGGGAACCCTTGTAAGGCGCACCGCTTTCTAACACAACTAAATTGCCAAATCCATCCGGCCAATCTCCCGAATCGGTATGCGCAGCTGTACGAAAATTCAAATTCGTCGTAATTGTGGAGAATGAAGTGCCTTTGATATGAAATGGTGTAGATTTTGCCGCTTTTAACTGATTTGCGTGCTCTTTCGGGCACAAGCGTTTGTATTGTTCATCAATCTCCTTTATAAGCGGCAAACACTTTGCCCACTTCTCGGGGCTCTTAATATTGAAACTGGTAAGACGACACTTACTCGGCATCTTAATTCCCGATTGCTTGAATAACATCTTTTGGCTCACCGACCACTTATCAAAGTACCCAATAATATTGGACATCACCGGCTTTTTCATACCCGTTGTCTTACCTTTATCGGATCCACTTGCAATACCGCGGTTTGTTGACGCATGTCTTGCAAACTCTTTCAACGCATGGTATGCATCGTGAGTCGCCTGTTTTGATAGGACGTTCTTACGAAATCTTAGCAAAAGTTCGCCGTCTTCCGTATACACATCCGCATCTTCCTGGAGCACTATAGGAAAGTCGGCATCTTTCATAAACACGCGCTCTTTTGCCTTTGTTTCTTCATTTGTTAGGATCTTTTTCACGACATATACGGGTACTTTACCCGATCTGTCGAGAGATACAATTGGATTTGGCATCCTCCTTTAATGGGCACCGATTTCGTTTTCGTGAATCAGGTACACCACTTCTAACGGGCTTGTACGACCCAAACGATTCGCACGACCTATAATCTGGCTTTCCAACTCCGCCGACATACGATGGAACAGCACAACGTGGGTCGCCGACTCAATATTAAGTCCCGCACCCATGTTCCGCGCATTTAGAAACAGCACATTGTGCTTGCCCGCCTTGAATTCGCGCAAAAGCTTCGCAATACGCGCCTGTGATCCATTCAGCACAGAATAATGAATATTTGCCTCATCTAGTGACTGCTCCAGTTTAGTAAAACTGGCATCGTAAGAGCTGAACATTAGGACGCGTGCTGTAGGATTATCCTTCATGAACTTTACAAAACTATCGTTTTTGTTTAGCCGTGAAGCAGGTGGTGTCGGCGCCTCTGTTGGTTGCGGGGCTGCGCCACTGCCTAGGACCTTAATCTCTTTAATATCGCTAATACGCGCACGACAGAGTGGGCAATTTGCAGCCCGCTTGAGCGACTCACACAAACAAGAGAAGCAGAAAAGCTGTTGGCAACAAGGAGTGACCGCTGGATTACTGAGTTCACAATAGCAAATCGGGCAGGTCTGCTCCTTTGCCCGCTTGAGCCGCTCCTGAATCGCCGAAATACGGCTTTCAATAGACGCAATCTTCTGCTCACATGCCTCAACCGCCTTTATTTTCAACGATTCCGTAGAATACTCCAACGATTTCTTGTATTCATAGGTCTTTCGCGCATTGTCCAACTCTTTCTGTAGCGATGCAGTTACCGCCGATGTAATCTCCGTCTCCGTATAAGAATTCATGCCCAAACTTTCTAGCGCGCCTGCCACGTCACCCGCATTTAGCCGCTCCATCATTTCCCGCGAAATGAACCCGTCCAGTGCGCGAACATTTGTCGGCGTAGCACACACAATCTGGCGGCTTGTAATGGTCGGTGAAGAGAAACTTGTCTGAATATACTGCTCAGAGGAATGAATAATAAGTCGCGCACTTTGGCTTACCGCTGCATTAATCGCAACCGTAGAATGGTTTGCAGAGATTCCGCACATACGACGTACAAGATTCATATGCCGGCAACCAGGAATTGTTAAGTAATGATTATTCTGTAGTTTATTTACCCGTTCTATCACATAGGGCGGAGTATCGTCAAACGGAGTATAGGCTACTGCTGTATTGAAATAGGCGCCGCCAGCAAAGACTAGATTTAGCCAACTTGCGGAAATAAACCAATAGAACAGTCCATGGATATCGTCCCAGTCAGTAGTAATCGCAATACTATCCGCTTCATCTATAAATACCCGTTTCCAAAGAATATTTCTTACCGCATGATGCGTCTTCAACGATGACCACATTGTAGAGGAAACAAAAAGCGCATCATACTGTTCTATAGTATCAAATAGTTTCTCTGTCTCGGCATCTTTCCGTTTCTTTATAAAAAGGCACTTAAGATTTGTATCATTTGCAACATATGTCTCCCACTGTCCCACAAGGGCATGAGGAACAACAAATAACGAAGTGCTTATAGGCGTCAGTTTCTGCCCTGTTGCAGTTGTTGTTTGATCGCGGGTGCGTAGAAGCCCCACATCTCGCCCATCACCCAAAAGTGAATTACCGCGGACAATGTACTCATTAAACATTGATGTAGGTGCCGGCATCTTTACCAGTGCCAATGCTGTAAGCGACTTGCCTGATCCCACACGATCACCAAGAACACCATACGACGTAAATAATTTACCACCCATTGCCTCTCCCTTTACTGGCTCTACATCCATTCCATTTGTCTTTGCGGTCTCCAGTCGTAATGCTGCCGCTACCGCCGACTGCTGATGGATAAGTAACGGAGTTTTTAGCCACACTGGAGTCACCGCTTTTGCGGAATCTTCTGTTAACTCTTGTTCATATAAGGCTTCAAAAAACGACCATAACTTTCTTCGCGAAATGGTAGACATGATTCTAAGCCTTTTTTGTCACGGGGTTTTAGACCGGCAAATACCATACTAAAATTTTCGGTCTAAATGAACAAACACTTAATATAAATAAAGATGATAGCAGAATGGCCTGGTAAACTACCTAAATCACCTATGAAGCCGTTTGTATCTATTATTACCCCAACCTACAATCGCCGGCAATTTATATCCTACTTAATTGCCTGTATCAAGGACCAAACGTATCCCAAGGAGCGTATGGAATGGGTAATATTTGACGACGGCTCCGATCCTATTGAAGATATACTCCGTCCTGAGTTTCAAACAATGAATATTCAATACCTTCGGTCCGATACAAAACTGAGTATTGGCGCAAAGCGGAATCGTCTACATGCGGCGGCACGGGGCGAGATTCTTGTCTGTATGGATGACGACGATTACTATACGCCCGATAGAGTGACGCATGCCGTTACAATGATACTTGCGCGCAAAGTGTCTATTGCGGCTGCCAGTCGCAACCATGTCTACTTTGTAGACGACCATAGTGTTTGGGAAACTGGACCGTTTGGTGCTAATCACGGTACTTTTGGCACTATGGCATTTACAAAGGCGTACGCTTTGGCACATCCATGTGATGAATCGCGGGCATTTGCCGAGGAAATCGAATTTACGAAGAAATATACCGAGCCGCTAGTACAACTGGATCCCCGTAAGGTAATGCTAGTCATTGCGCACAAGGGAAATACTTATGATAAGAGCAAACTTCGTACCGATAATAACCCTGGTTTTCGCAAGACCGCACTCAAACTCAATAATTTTGTCCGTAATAAGACTCTGCGCGATTTTTACGGCACCCTGACGATGTAGGGATTACTTCTTTCGCATAAGTAGGAATGGCTTCGCTCTTTGAACAGATGCCCGGTATGGGAAATTATGTTGCCACTGCTACATCTAATACTGTAAAAGCTGCCAAAAATGCTGGTGGATCTTCTTACGGCAATTTGCTACTGTATCTACTCTTAATTCTTGTAGTTGTTCTCATTTTTATGATGTTACGCGGCTTCAAATTGAATATTAATATAATGGACATATTTCGTAGCCCGAGATCCAAGGCTCTTAAAGATGGACAGATCTTTTGGAAGAACGGCACCGGTGCTGTAAGTAATTTAGTTGTAACCGATGAGTTTCTACCTGATAATATGAATGTAAAGTACACCTACCATTTTGATTTGTTGCTGTCAAATACTCGTAATATAACCAATATTGAGGGACCTTACCGCCATATTTTTCACCGCGGCTCCGACGAGCTTGCGCCGTCTAGTCCCAATGATATGGGGGCGCCCGCAAGCAGCTCTCCGTTACCGCCCTACGGTTTGCCAAAGCGCCTCAATCCCGGTGTATTTTTAGATCCCAATACCAACGATATACTTGTATTTGTGGATACCAAGTCTAAGACTGGTGATGTATACCGTGAGTCAGGTCGTATTGTAGATGTTCCTATGGATAAACCTATTCGCATTACAGTCAGCGTACACAATCAAGTTCTTGAGGTGAATTTGAATTGTAAACTTGAGCTGACAAAGGTACTTGCGGGCGAACCTAAACCAGTGGAAAATGAAGTGTACGGTATTTGCGGTCAGGCGGCGGCAGTAGCAGCTATACAAAATCTATTTGTCTGGCCTTACGCAATACAAAATAATGCGCTCAAGCACTTCTGTCCTATGCCATTCCCGCCTTTCCAGCCCCCAGAAAAGGCATGCGGTGGTTCAACCGATCCTACATTGCTTGCATCACAGTCGCCTGAGTCAATTACATCACCGGAACAAAGCGTATTATCTCGGGTACAGAATGCCATCAATATCAACTAAGGTTGTAAAAACATAGTCACTTTATAAGAAGGATGAATCCCCTATTTATATTTCTTATAACGATTGTCGTCATTATTATAGTGGGTGCCTTATATACATGGTACTTTACACCAAAATCGGACGAATCGCGAGTTCTTGGTCCCTTTGTATTGAACGGAACACCGACCGATAATGAGTCCGCGGGAGCTTCATCGCTCCGGCCGGTTCTAACACAGGCACAACTGAATCAATCAATCAAGAGCAATTTCACATTAGGTTTCTTTGTCTATATGGACAAGGTGAATGCTGAGCGTATACCTTTTGCCGGACCAGAAGGCGATTTCCGCTTCAAACCACTTCTAAAGATACTTGGTGTTGGCGAATTTGTCCTGAACCCCGTACACCAAAAGGGACTCCTTCGGCTTACCCCTCTTGTTGCACCAATGATGAGCAATAATGATGGATTACCACGTGCAGAAATTAACCGCATTTGGAATGCCCGATGGAATCAAATACTAATTGCTGTTGAGGGTCGTTCTATTGATATATATGTCAATGGCAAACATGTGACTTCACTCATCTTAGATAATGTTACATGGTCAAATCCTACAGGTGTTCTTCTAGAAACTTCTCCGGATTTTTGGGGTCAAGCAGGTATGATACAAGCCTGGCCACGACGGCTTACAGAGAGAGAAATTTTGGAAAACTACAAACGTGTAACTAATATATACGGTAAGCCAAATATCCCGGATATAGGACCTACATACGGAGGCATTTGGCAACAGTTCATAGATCTTGTGTGCCACGCTGGGTTCTGCCCGAATATGGGGAAGAAGGGAAAACGTAGGAATAGTCCGAACGGATTGGAGTACGTGGATTACGAATACGCCTGAAGATTTTAACACGATAGGTTAGAAGAATTATGAACGCCGCCAGACAGTTCTATGCCAACAATTCCGGCTTGGTTCAAAATGTCCTCTACATCCTAACGGTTGTAGTTGTGGTTTACCTTGTATACAGCTACCTAACAGCGGGCTCGAGCGAGGAGCGCTACGTGATTCAGCTGGATATGAGCAGTGGATCAGCAACACCCTATGGATTACAGGGTAATGCATCCACTGCGACTCTCCCTAGCGGTGGTGTACCAAGGGGCGATGCCACCACCCCGTTAACTGAGTACTGTATCAATATGGATAACAGTGCAGCAGTTGGTGATTCTGGATCTTCACGTGGTGCAAGCCCACTGCTCCGCATCAAGGAAGGCAGCGACTTCACATTCAGCTGGTGGATGTACATCAGCGCATGGAACAGCAACCGCATGGGCGTGATTAAGCCGGTCATCTGTATTACAGACCCCGAGGTCTCCGACCCTAGCTCTGGCGGTGATTCGGCTTACATCATGATCACTTTCCTATACCCCAACACCAACAAGCTCGGTATTCGTTTCCACACGCGCCCCACTGCGGCAAATGAGGTCACCTGGATGCAGAACTTCTTACAGTGTGCAAAGGACCCCGCAACGGCGCAGCAGGCGTTCTCCAACACTGGCTCGTCACCCGTCTGTGATATCAACGACATTGATATGCAGCGCTGGCTCAACTTTACGGTGGTTGTCTCCGGTCGCGTGGTGGATGTGTACTACGATGGCAAGCTCAACCGCTCCTGCGTGCTTCCGGGTGCGGTTGTTGGTTCATCGAAGGGTTTCCAGATGGCGGTTACATCGCTTGTAGGTGGGTTCAACGGCTACCTGAACGGCGTATTCTTTGCTGGTAGAGCGCTCACCCCGGACCGCATCTATGGTCTCTACCAGGCGGGTCCCCAGGGCACGACTAGCATTGTGCGTGCTCTGTTTTCAAGACTCGGCATTAATATGAGTTACAGAGGCGGCTCTCACTGGGCGAACTTCCTGTAAACTCAAATCAACGAACAATTCTCCATTTATAAAACCAATTATAAATAGAGGAAATGGAATCTGCCACATCAGGTGTAATGGGATTCGCTTTAGGTCCTGGGTTAGCATCCCAGTTATTTATTGTTATTGTTACGATGTTGACACTACAATTCCTGATGTCTATACTTGAAAGAATCAATGAGTTCCTGAAGAAGCTGGATCGTCAGGCGGTCGTGCTTTTTGATAATACAACGGCAACCTACGTTGAGATTCCTCAGGGCAGGGATACAGGATTCCCCATTCTATATAACAGTCGCGATGAGCAGTTTGGTGCCTCGTTCTCGTACTCTATGTTTGTCTTTATCCACCCCGATACCTTTGAGCAGATGGGAAATAGTGATAGCTGTGTGAAGAACACACCCGGTAAGGATATGGGTTCTGCACCAGTAAAACTCAAGCATATCTTCCACAAGGGAAGCGATAGCGGTTTCCCGAATCTTGGACCTGCTGTATTTGTTGAAAGCAACACCAACACACTCCGCATATACATGAACACAATTGACTCGTGGAATAACTACGTAACTGTGCCGAACATTCCGGTTGCCAAGTGGTTCCACCTGGTAATCCTACTCAAGGGCAATAACCTTGACGTTTACGTCAACGGCAACATTGCGGTCCGCATGAAGATGTCGACGGTACCCAAGCTCAATACGGGTCCCCTTTATGTCATGAAGAACCTATACTTCCCTGATAAGGCTGGCTCTGACGAGCGTCTTTTTGCGGATTACAACATTTCTGGACCGATGAAGGGCATGGTGTCCCGTCTCAAGTACTTCTCGTACGCGCTCAACTACGCGCATATCGACTCTCTGTACCGCGAGCGCGCGAACACAACAAGCATTGTCCAGCCGTCCACGGATGTGAACGGCGACCAGCCTCCCTACCTCTGGGACGACTGGTGGGTCAACAAGTATTAAATTATCGAGTTCTCGGCTTTTTATATGAATTCATGTATGAAATCGTATAAAAATTGGAAAACATATTGTATATTGGGCTTTAGCGTGCAAACTTGAGACCGCCCAAGCCACTGCTAATCTCCAAAAAGTTCAGTGTTTCCACAAATGTGTAAAGATTGTATGTATAGCCGGCAAGATAAGGAATCGGCCAAACATCCACGTCCATTTCTAAACGGTCAATACGGCTTGTATTGAGTGTACCCGTAGGCTGCTCAATAGAGGATCCGTTTAGCGAAAAACTATACGCACTAATTGGCCACATCTCATACTGTGTTGCTGCCGTCAAATTATCAACCGGTGCGGAATCTCCTGCCATATACCGGAACGGCACATACTGATTAAAGTAATTTGCATCCTCGCTATCAAACAATTGATTCCCATTTGCCGTAAGAAATGTATTGAGTAGGATATCACGCTGTACACCTTGTAAATTGATACTTGTACGACCCAGTGAACCACTGCTTGTAACATTGGGATACACCGATGCAAAAGAATTATTGTATTTTGGAATAACAATTGGACGATTTGCTCCCAGAGTATACATCCAATTTGTCAAATTTGTACTTTGATTGCGGTAGGTAATTGCATCACTACGTCTAGCAAAAAATACTAATCGTGTTGCCACATTATGTACATCCAATCTATATGTACTTCTTGTTGTAATTCCGTAAAATGTAAACCACTGTACTTGTCTTACATTGTATCGTAGTGTCCTATTTGTAAACATCAATCGCACATCATCCTGTAAAAATGTATAGGTTGCCTCTAAGGTCGCATTCAGTGGCCAACCATCCAAAAGTGGTACTGCGCCCGAAATATCTGTCAAAAAGAACTTCATAGAACCACTTAAATCAGTGCTGCCTCCATACAAATTTGTCATAGAAAGCGGAATATTGCCGTAGTACTTTTGGTTCCAAATCTGGGTATATAGGTCAATAGAGGTTCCGTTTGGTAAATACGACGGCGCAAGTGTCTGGACTCCTGGTCGCACCCTTGCTCCTGATAGATCGACCGTTGTGTATAAGTCGCGGATAGGTCGCATTTGTATCGTTACTTCGCAGTCGTGGTACTGAAGCCCTACAAGCGGCAGCGCATTTGCGAAGAAATCCGAAAACCACAAACCCAACGGAATACGAAGAATGCGTCCAGGAATGGAAGGTAGATTGTTTTGCGTCGGCATTCTATTGTTTGGATTTCCACGCCACGCAATTACATTAGGATATCCCTGTCCCGCCGGTACACTTGGATCAGCATAAAGACCGTTTGCCGGATCAAAACACTCAGGAACATCGCCCACCATAATACGCCACTTATTGTATGTATCAGTATCATAATCCATCATTGCTCTTGTGCTAATCCAGTCGCTATTAAACTGCTGTATAATCTGCCCACCAATCGTAAATGTAATTGTATCAATCATACGAACACCAATTTGACGGACCCATGCAAACTCATAGGCGCGATCTACAATAAAATTAGGTCCATTAGCTCTAATATATGCCTTGCTGAAAATATCGGGCAGAGTCAGTCGTAGTACTAAATCGCTCAAGAGATCTCCTTGACGGGGGATTTTGGTTTTGAGTAAAATAGGCGCATCGGTCAATAGGAGATTTGGTCCATCCAAAGGAATTTGGATCGGCTCCTGGGAAAAATGTGTATAGCGCTCAAACGACTTATAAAAGTAAGTTGTTTGAGGATTTCCGTTGAGAATAATATTCTCGTTTCCGTAGCAAACTAATGCTAGTAAGCCGCCCGGCATATCTAATGGGGTAAGGATAATTCGTAAGGAGTAAAAGACGCACACTAAGTTAGAAGGTTTATAAATACCATGGCGAGCAATGCTGTTTCTGCTGCTGTAATGAATAGTGTAAATTCATCGCCTTCAGTAAGCGCTCCTCAGTTTTCGTCACTTACTATACTTATTATATTAGCTGTTATTATTGCGGCATGTGTCGGGGTGGCAGTGCTTCTCCAATATTACCAATGGCGTGAAAGCCCATGGTGGTCCGATCGGGCTAAAGCAAGCAGCCACATATGGGACTGGATGGACTCTTTAAAGGATATAACATCGCATGATTTCTTTGGCTCAACGAAAGATATACCCAGTCCGGTACTTGAAGTCCCTGAAGCACCACCGGCAGCACCGCCACAGGTAGAACCTTTACCAGTCAAACAACCCGCCTGGTGTTTTATCGGCGAGGACCTTACGGGTCGTTATTGTGTAAAGGTGCCGTCCGCTGACGCATGTGATCGCGATCGCGTCTTTAACACACAACAAGACTGCGAACTACAGTCAGCGAATCATATGCCTGCCGGCGTTGTTATGCCCAATAACGGAACAAAACAATCTCCGTTAGCCTCTGGACTTCTAACACCGTAGATGTTGCGTCCGCGGTTGCGAAATAACATTACTCATAAACAATAGGGATGAGCAAGCTTTTACGCCAGCTTCAGAATAGTATAGCTTATAATCTTAATGCTGCTACGTATAATCCCGAGGCAGAAGCGTATGCGGCAGAAAAGGAAGAAGTAGCTAAAGAGGAAAAAGCACAACTTGATCAGGCGTCAGTGGAAAAAGCAATTAAGAGGAAAAAAGCAAAAGAGGCTGCTGCGCAAAAGGCGGCAAAAGAAGCGGCAGCAGAAAAAAAGGCAAGGGAGGATGCTGAGCGTAATACATTTAGCGTAAAACGTATGTTAAAGCGTATGATGGGCATCACACAATCAGTATTATCAACATTCTTATTAATTGCTCTAGGCATCTTTGGCGCTTCGCTCGCAACAAACTTGAATGTGTACAAATCCTTTCCGTATCGTATTCTATATTTGATTTACGGCTTTGTATTCTTCTTTATAGTCATTCCATATGCGCTTCTATGGCGTTGGCTATACCAGAAGAAACGCCCCCGTTTCTACGCTCTTTTCCCCATTATTGGTATGCATCTAGACAATCCTACAACGGCGGCGCTTTTCAGTTGGCTCAGTTTCAAACCGGATGCCGATATGGAACTATTGAATGGCTGTGCAAAAGCCTGATTTACTTAACATAGTGCTTGTAGGCGGCAAATGCTAGGGCACCGATACCAATACCCGCAGCAAGATATAACAGCGACTGAGTGTCCAATAATGAACGCCCATCCGCTGCTACCGTTTGTGAAAACGAAAACTCGCCCATCTGGGATAGGCGTCCCATGGAATGAATGAAATCTTTCCACGCAAATTCTGGCTTATTGAGTTGTTTATTCACCTCGTTATGCATATTAAACATCCAGCGAATAAGCGCCTGTTTGGAGTGTACTGCGTCCTTCACCGGCATTTTGTCTAAATTTATCTTATAATGCTCCTTGCAAATGGGGCAGGGAATCATGTGTTGAAGAGATTCAAAGAAGTTGATTGCCGCTATCTTTTCCTCCTCCGTAGGAAAGTTGGAATATCCAAGACTTACAATATGCATTGTTGTCCAGAAAATTGGACCCCATACACTGGGTCCCATGCCAATCGGCGGAAACTTCTCCTCCTGCGGTGGCGGAGGCTGCTTCATACTCTCTGGCAATGACATTCTCTTGTAATTAGATATTTTCGCGAGGTTGGTTAACCGAAAAAAGTTAATCCGCTTAGGTAATGGAGTGTGTAAATTGTGGTAAATTTGGTCATACATTCCGGGATTGTCCCGCGCCGGTAATGTCGTTTGGTATATGTGCTGTAAAATATGTTGATAGTATTCCACATTATCTTCTTGTGCGACGTAGGGATTCCCTTTCATATGTGGAATTCTTGCGAGGAAAATACAAAATGGATAAAATGGATTATATTCATTTATTGATCAATGGAATGACGATTGAAGAACGCGGACGGCTTCTTACGAAACCATTTGAGAAACTATGGTCCGAATTATGGAATGGGCAAAATACCCGACAATTTCGCACTGAATTTGAAAATGCGCGTCGTAACTTTGAAAATCTCAAAGCGAGCGGTGATAAAGAAGGTAAGACACTTGAGCATTATATTACTCATGCAACGGGTACATTTACCGAAGCCGAATGGGGATTTCCAAAGGGACGACGCGCAGTTGGAGAAAAAGAGACACAATGTGCTTTACGTGAATTCAAAGAGGAAACAGGCATTTTAGAAAAACGAGTACACATTCTTGACGAACCTCCACTTATTGAAGAGTATCTCGGCACAAACAATATCCCTTACAAACAGACCTATTTTGTAGGATGCTGTAAATCAAATGTTATTGCCGCATTACAACCTCGTAATCACATCATGAAACGTGAAATTGGTGCGATTGGTTGGTTTATATTCGATGATGCAATGGCACATATCCGTGTGTCAAATGTACAGAAACGGACGGTCATGACAGAACTTCATCGCCGAGTAATGGAGGGAGATTTACTTAAAAAAATTACTACCGCTCTTGAATGGGAAGTTTCTTAGTTGTTGTGATCGTCCAATAAATAAATATCTGCGTTCTTTTTAGGAATGGCAAACAACATTAAGAATGCTACGAAGAAAAACAACGCTACGGCAAACAAGAAGAACAATACCAAGAAAAACAACGCGGCGGCGGCAAACAAGAAGAACAACGCGGGGGCGGCGGCGGCAAACAAGAAGAACACCACGGCGAATAAGAAGAACAACACGGCAAATAAGAAGAACAACGCTGCCGCAAACAAGAAGAACAACACGGCGAATAAGAAGAACAACGCTGCGGCGGCAAACAAGAAGAACAACGGAAATAAGAAGAATTCCGGCAATTGCAATGAGACTATCAACTATCTCAAGAAAAGGATGAATGGTAGCCCGGATAAGAACCGTTTTAAAATGGCGCTGAACGAACTTGAGCTTGACTGTGCCAATATGACTAAGGTTAGTAATGCTATTAAGAACTACGTAAATATAACAAAGAAGTGGGTAACGGAGAATAAGAAGCGGAGCAGCACTGCAAACAAGAAGAACAACACTGCAAACAAGAAGAACAATACAGGAAACAAGAAGAACAATACAGGAAACAAGAAGAACAACGCGGCGGCGAATAAGAAGAACAATACAGGAAACAAGAAGAACAACGCGACGGCAAACAAGAAGAACAATACCAAGAAGAATAACGCTGCAGCAAACAAGAAGAACAATACCAAGAAGAACAATAAGCCAGCAGCGGCTGCCCGAAAGCGTTCTTGGTAATAGTTTAATAAACAAGCACTAAAAGCAGAGAGGATGGACGTCCGTAATGTAATCTCTGCGGACCATCGCGGTGCTAATCCACATGTTGTACAAGATGTAGTTCAACATATGGAAAATTCAGAGCTTGAACGGCTTTGGAATAATGAATGGACCGATTACGGTCTTCGTGACAGCGTTGTGGAAGTTATGAAGCAACGTGGATTTCGTCCCGATGAGCTTGAACGCCGTGAAACACAATATGGATTGTATCCCGATATATCCGATCCTAATTTCGCAGCTCGTCTTGCCAGAAAAACCGAATTCTACGATCTTGCCTCCAAACCTGTAAGTGAAGATAGCTGTAAACAAGCCGACGGTACCTTTGACACAACTTCTATTCAACGACTTGTTGCGCGTTTTTTACATCCTGACACTCCTTACAATGGTGTCCTGCTGTATCACGGCGTGGGTGTCGGTAAGACCTGCTCCGCTATTACTGTTGCCGAAACCTATTTAGCCGCAATGCCTTACAACAAAGTCTTTATCATTTCACCCAAAGCAATTGCTGAAGGATTTCGTCGTACTATTTTTGACGTGAATCGCCTTGTATCTAGCAGCAAAGAAGAATACGCTCTAACAAAATCCCTATGGAAATCGCCCCAATGTACCGGTATGACCTATCTACAACTTACAAATACGACTCAAAATCCAAATAAGGAGGAAATTGCTAAAGAGGTAGATAAACTTATAAAGCAGCGTTACAAGATTATGGGATATCTAGCGTTTGCAAACTGGGTAGAGAATCGGTTCAAGGAAATACCTGATGTGATTACTGGTGAAGAACTAACAAAACGTAAAATTGCGAAATTAAGCGAACTTTTTGCGGATCATTTAATTATTATTGATGAGGCGCATAATCTACGTGATGCTGAAATAGATACTGTAGTTGCAGCGGCATCAGGAGAAGAAGTTGCCGACGAACCTGATGTAGTCAAACTTACCGAACAAGCTGAAGGTAAAAAACTTACACCAATCCTACAAGATATATTAAGAGTCGCCGAGGGGCTACGTCTTATGCTTATGACAGCGACTCCTATGTACAATATTGCGCCCGAAATAGTTTTCCTACTCAACTTACTCTCCCTTAACGATACAAAGGATGATTCTATGCGTCTGGATGTGGGTCAAGTATTTAAGATTGATGGTCAGTTCAAACCAGGCGGCGATGAGAAACTTGTTCGTCTTATCAAACGCTATGTAAGTTATATGCGTGGAGAAAATCCTAATACATTCCCTCTACGCTTAACGCCGCCTGAACATGCCGGTATGAATTTTATGGAACGCTATCCTACAATCAGTATTTCCAGCAAAGAGGGAAAGGACGGTATGGTACATCTTACCGAAGATGATAAAAAGATTATGAAAACTCTGCCGTTAATTGTTCATGAAGTTGCTGATACAGAAAATGGCAAAGCCTTGCGTAAACATTTATCGCGCAATAAAGAACCGGTTGCCGATAATGAGAGCAATCGTGGTACCGAAGTGACCGATTTTATGCTTGAACAAACTATGCAACTCGGCAATATTTACTATCCTAATGGAACCTTTGGCGGCAATGGCTGGTCTTCCTACATGAAAGAGATTACGACCAATATTAACGGCGTAAAGGTAAAACAGTATCGCTGGGTGCAGGCGCCAGAAGAAGCGGAAAATATGCCTTTATCTGTAATAGACGTTTTCCGCGATGAACTCCCAACATGGGCTCCTAAGATTGCCTCTATCGTAAAAAGTATTACCGAGGGAGAAGGTATCTCTTTTGTCTATTCTCGTTATGTGAAGGCAGGTGCTTTACCTATTGCCATTGCCCTAGAATTGCTTGGATGGGTGCGTGTTCTTGCCGATGGAACACCTGCGCCCCTACTTCTAAACAGTGGAATGCCTAAACCCACCAAATTCTATGTATTATTGACAAGTGACCCAGGTCTTTCACCCAATTTTCCTGCGCTTTTGCGTTACGCGACAACAATTAGGACTGAGGCTGAGGCAAACGGTTCCAAAGTAAAGGCAATTATTGGCTCTCAAGTCGCATCCGAGGGTCTGGATCTCAAATGTATCCGCCAAATTCACCTACTTGACGGTTGGTACCATTTGAATCGTATTGAACAGATTGAGGGTCGTGGTGTCCGCTATTGCTCTCATGTAAATCTTCCGTTAGATAAGCGTAACTGTTTAATTTACTTACATGCCGGCAATGTAGGAAAATACGAAACTGCCGACTTATACGCCTATAGATTGGCGGTAAGAAAAGCCCAACCTATTGGTCGTGTATCACGACTTATGAAAATCAACGCCTGGGATTGTATGCTTAACATTGACGCTATTCTACTCAAAAATATGGGCTCACGAGCTATTATTGACGCTCATAATCGTGAATCGGTTGTGACTTTACAGGATGAACCGTACACCAGTTTCTGCGATTTCTCAGAAGTTTGTACCTATCAATGTTCAGCAGAAAAGGGGCTCGGTAACGCTGCGCTTGGCTCAAATATTAGTACCCAAGAGCCCTACGATTTCCGTCGTGTATTCCTGGAGTGCCAACAACGTCTTATTGATGAATTCAAGGAAGAAACCGCCCTACCTATTGCCGAAGTTCAAAAACGTTTTTACAGCAAAATCCCTGATTCCTTTGCTAAAATTGGGCTCCGTGATATTATTGATAAAGTGAAAATTCACCGTAACGATGGTATTTACGGCACCCTTAAACTTGTAAATGAATATATTGTTTTCCAACCCGAAGGAGTTACTGATGCACAGATACCTATTGCGCTCCGTTACGGCAGAGCGTACGGTCGTATGCCTGAAGAGTTTGATCTTATGCGCTCTAGCCTATTAGAGACCGCAGCGCCGGCTGCGCCTGCCGCTGCTTCCGCTGCTGCTGCTGCCGCCGATAGCGAAGAAGAGAAGCCTGTTGCTGCGGTAGCTGCAGCGGCAGCAGAAGCAGACGACGACGAAACACTTGTAGATTCGGCACTCAAATCGCTCAGGGTTTGGGTAGTAATAGTCAATAATATTGTTGAGAAAAAACTTACTGGACCTATTGAAAATTTAAGTAAAAATCTCAGTGGCTGGCGCTGGGTATTACGTTATTTCCGTCATTTACCTGATACAAAAGCAATTGCGTATCACTGGTTTATGGAAAATTATTGGAACTATAAACAGCAACGGGCGGTTCTAAGCTATTGGCTTGTCCATGGACTTGATAGACTTGAAGGGTACGAAAAGATTTGTGCAGATATGTTTAGTGCTGCCAATCGCCGCTGTGAACTTTTCCAAGGTCGTATCAATGGTTGTGTTATCTATAATTTTGATGTAAGCAAAGTAGAAAATTACTGTCTTATTAGTGGCGCCGTATCACAATGCCCGTCAGTATTTGATGCGGATGTAAAAGCAATTCTTGGAAAGCCTGTAGACCGCAAAGCGGATACCGCACCGTATTTTGGTTTCCTAGTCTCCAAACAAAAGACGGTTGTATTCAAGACTGTGGATAAGGAAAAGGGAAGCATTAACGGCGCCGAGTGTGCAAATACGAGCAACTTGACAAATCACGAAAAGCGTATTCGTGCGATTCATGATATTCTTCGCAAAAGTGGCTCACCTATTGTACCGATGCTTCTCAACGACAATCCTGCAGAGAAGCCGACTGCTAAACAGACCAAAGCACGCGAAGACAATATTGATGATCAATTTACAAATGAGGACCGACGGTTTACAATGGGGGCACGGGATCCGTTTCAACATACGGCGGATCTGAGTCTCAAACAGGTGTGTCCTTATATGGAATTTCTCCTCCGGTATGCCGATAAACAGCGTGTGGGTGGTGTGCGCTGGTTCTTATCGGTGGTGGACTCGGCGCGGGCGGGGGTGAAAATGACTTAATGGCGGTGTCGGCAAGCGAAGCGGTGCCGGCTTAAAATTTGAAACATATCAAACCAATAGGATAATAAGATAAAGGATGTATCACACCATTTATCTTGATGAGCGTATTGCGCTAACTCCCAGCGAGATGAACCTAGTACAGAAGACCGATGATGTGAAGGATCTTCTTGTAACAAAGCTCAAGGAACGCCATGAGTCCAAATGTAATTCCAATGGATATGTCAAGCCCAATTCAATTGACCTTGTTGCGCGCTCGGCGGGTGCCGCCGAAAACGGTCGCTACACCGGTAACTTCGTCTACGACTGTAAGATAAAGTGCGATGTTCTATACCCGCAGGGTGGTATGGTAATGAATGTACTTGTCATCAAGGTGACAAAGATGGGTGTATACGCCGTCTTTGAGGAGGCGATTCGTATTCTTATTCCCCGTGATATTCATATCGGTAATACGGAGTTTGATAATATCAAGGAGGGTGATATTATTACGGTTCGTCTAGAACGCAGTGAGATTAAGACTAATGCGCCCTTTATCATGGCGGTTGGCAAGCTTATCTCTACTACATCTGCGGAACAGACAAATGAGGAAACCCCATCGTCTTAGTAACGATGTCCACTGATGCGCCTGCACCCGGCACTCTGGCACCTGCTGAATATGAACGCCGCAAGGCATTTCTTGAGAATCTTAAGTCTCTAACAAAGACTGAACACATTGAAATTATTAGAATTCTACAAAAACATTCTGCCGAGTTTTCCGAGAATTTGAACGGCGTCTTTTTTAATTGCTGTAATCTTACTCAGCAGGTATTTGACGATCTTGAATTATTCATTCAGTTCACCCAGACAAATCGTAAGAATCTTGCCGACCGCGAGATGTATCTTAGCTCTTTAACCCGGACCGCGGGACTGGTTCCCGTCGACGGCGAAGGGTCTAAATAATACGCCGCTTTATATACATAAATGGTTCATTGGAACGAATTATCTGACTTCCTAAAGTCTAATCCGTTTCAAACGTATGCTGTTAAACTTCTTGCCATTGAGGCTCCTAAACGCAAAGACGTTGAGCATTTTCCTATTTTAGTAGATACCCCATTGGTGGTTGAGCCTGAGCCTGTACCTGTAACAAAAAAGCCATTGGCTGCTGTTGCATCTACTGCCGTCATAAGATCCAAACAACCAGAGATTCAAAAGTATACCCTTGATCCTATTGTATTTGGAATTGAAGACCGAGATATACTTTACAATCATTCACCTAAGGCAAGCCGTCGGCAAATGGAAATTAACGAAGCGCTTCGCTGTGAAGCACTTATTGATGAACTCTATAAGTCACAGGGTGGTCGTTCGCGTGGTTGGACCAAAGTAATGCTAGAAGCCGCTATTCGCCCTCGTGGCGCATCTGGAGGCGATTTACATGAACTCAAGCAGGCAAAATCGGTCTTTCTCTGGCAAATGGTCAGCGATGATAAAGCGATTTCAGGATTTCTTGATTTCCTATGTGTAGCAAAGCAGATTCAGGTTGCAATTTGGAATGATGAGCGACAGGTTATTACAGTGTATCCCGCCGCAGAGTATGTCGGTGATGGTGCCATCAAGCAGTATCCACTGTACAATGTATCCAGTACTGGAATGATGATGAAATCAAATATTGTGCGCAACGGAACGGATCTTGTCAAGTTTGCGAATGAGAATAGTTGGACTCTACTACCACCGCAATCTGTACTTCATACACTGGAGAAGTTGACGCTGGCGGATTTGGAGTCTGTAGGAAAGAAACTGGGAATGGCAGAAGTTGTCGGGACAAAGGTGGAACGCATCGCAGCCGTTGCCGGATACAAATTAAAGTCCCGACTTTCGGGGGGTGGGGCGGCGGCGGTATAACCGTGGGTTGAGATAAAAGTTGAAGGCTTTAAGCAAAAAGTCTTAGCCTTAATAGAAGTATGTCCTTAGAGCTCAAGTCGGCCGAATCCCAGGCATTGGACACGCTATGGGTTGCATGGGAATCCGCTACAGAAACGGAGATTGAGGCAACATTTAAAAAGCCTGATGGGAAAGAACTAGACTACACTGCATTTCTTAATGCAATTAAATATCTACGTAGTCTTGGTCTCCAGGAGGCACCACAGGCGCCTAAGCTAAACATCATGGTTGCCGGTGGTTTACGCTTTACTCTTGTCGGTGAGGGCGTTGTACAAGCGTACTGTCGTGATAATACGCTAAAGGGAAAGCCGTTCTTCTGTATCCTGAAGGATAAGAAGCAGGCAGGTGCAAAGGGACCGACGGAACTTGACCTACCTGAATACGGTGTCCGTGTCAAGCTTCGTCGCGAGATTCCGCTTTCCAAGGACGACCCGCGGGTTGTAGATGCCGTGACAAAGTGGGGCTCTTTACCCAAGGCGTTCCGTTACATTCAGCGTTTCAGTTTTACATCTCTTCACTGGAAGGGTATCCAGTTTGACGCGTCCTTTATTCGCGAGAATCGCAAGGACACGCGTGGAAACTACATTCAGGCAACGACCTTTACCGCTGCGGGCATTGTGAAGCAGCCCACCCATTACGAACTTGAGGTGGAAGCGCTCAGTGGTGATGCCGGCGCCACTAAGAAGGCGCTAATCTTTGGCATTGTGTCCGTCCTGCGCGGATTACAGAAATCGTATATTCTTACTCGTGAATCTGTGCGTCAACAGATTATTGGTTTCATGGAGGGACAGACCGGCGCAAAAAAGGGTGGATTTCCTGGATCTCAGCCCATAACGCTGCGTAAGACTCATATTGGTTTGGAAAAGGATGCCGATGCTCCTAACATTCGTATGGAGGATTACAATGTTACCGATAAGGCGGATGGTCTGCGCTGCCTACTTGTTGTTGCAAAGAACGGACGCATTTACCTTGTGGACAGATCGCTCAACGTGTACGGCACGGACCGGCGGCTTGATGATGCTACGGCTGCCGAGTGGGCAGGCGCGATTCTGGACGGCGAGTGGGTCACTACAAATGCGTCCAACGAACCCATGAGCCATTACTACGCCTTTGATATCTTTAATGGACGTAATGGCGAGGATGTATCCGCGCGCCCGTTCATTGTTCGTGACGCCGGTCTTGCAGTCTCGCGTGAGGCAGCAATGCGTGAAACTGTTGCTGCGCTTAGCAACGCGCAGTTCACTGTCACGGGTATTCCCAAGCACAATAGCCTCTTTATTGATATGAAGACCTTCCAAACGCCTGCAGATCCTAGCGACCCCATCGGCATCTTTAAGGAAGCCGCCTCCGTTCTTAATCGTCTTGAAAAGTCCGCTCCCTATCACACCGACGGTCTCATCTTTACGCCTAACGCGTCACCGCTTGTGAAGAACATCAATACTTGGGATACACAACTCAAGTGGAAGCCCGCTTCCCAAAATTCCGTAGATTTCCTTGTTGTAACCGAAAAGGAGAAGGATAGTGAGGGACGGGTGACCGGTGCCGATGCCATAAGCACACGGCTCCGCGAGGATACAAACCAGATTGTGCGCTATAAGACGCTGCGGCTCTTTGTTGGCTCGTCGGCAGACCCTGCCTTTGTTGACCCCCGCGACACTGTTCTCAACAAAAAGCCGTATCCCTCTTCACTCCAAGAGGGTTCCCGTGGTGTCTATCGCCCTGTAGAATTTACACCGCTGCCGCCTGACCCAATGGCGTCGGTGTGCTATATGGCAATCAACGCTGGCGCCACGGATGCTGCCGGCGCTGCGCCCGCTGCTCATGTTGCTGACTCACTGGATGATAACATCTACTGCGAAGAAAGCAAGGACCAGATTACAAATCGCACAATTGTTGAGATGATTTACAAGCCTGAGGCGCCGGCGGGCTGGCGTTGGGTGCCCCTACGCGTTCGTTGGGATAAGACCGAAGATTTCTCGCGTGGCATTGTCGGTGGTACACTTAACAGCGAGAAGGTGGCAAACGACGTCTGGCTTTCCATCCATGATCCTGTAACGGAATTCATGATTCGTACCGGCGCGATTACGGAGGAAGTTAAGGAAGGGGAGACCGCGGCACCGACAACCTCCAATCTTGCATACTACCAGCGCAAGGCGCCGCAACGAGACCTTAACAAAATCCGCGGACTTTCCGAGTTTCACAATCGTTACATCAAGGACGAGATTCTACTCTCTAAGGTACTTTCAGCAGGAGCGTCGGTGTTGGATATGTCTGTCGGTCAAGCCGGTGATATTCATAAGTGGATGAATGCGCGCGTTGGCTGGGTGCTTGGCTGTGATATTGCGCAAACCGGCTTGGTGGACAATAAAAACGGTGCTTACCGCCGTTACCTCCAATACCTGGTGCGCTCTAAGAACGGTGCCGGCGTTCCTCGTATGCTTTTCGTCCAAGCCGATTCGGCGGTTCGTTACGCGGACGGCTCCGCTGGTCAAACACCGCTAGACCGTTCCATGCTGCGTACGTTATGGGGTGAGGCGGATCCTACTGCGCCCCCTTTTGTCCAAGAAATGCGTGGAATGGCGGCTGCCGGCTTTGATGTTGCCTCCCTTATGTTCTCGCTCCACTACTTCTTCAAGGACCGAGCAACACTAGATGGCTGGCTACGCAATCTTGCTGAAACCCTTAAGGTCGGTGGCTACTTTGTTGGCTGCTGCTTTGATGGGGATAAAGTTGTGTCTCTACTCCAAGACTTGCCAATGGACGGCACTCGCCGTGGTGCCGAGGGCGGTTCCGATATCTGGAGCATCACCAAGAAGTATACTGCGGATTTGTCTGTATTGCCTCCAACCGATGAGTCGCTCGGTAAGGCAATTGATGTGAGTTTCATCAGTATTGGCGAGACTTACCGCGAGTATCTTGTCTCCTTTGACTACTTTGTACAGCGCATGAGTGAAATTGGAATGGAACTTCTCAATCCTGGCGAGCTGTTAGCACTTGGTCTTCAGGCGTCTACAAATCTCTTCTCTGTGTCACATGAAATGGCGACCTTATCGGGTCGCAATTACGCAATGAGCTCTGTGATTCGCCAGTTCAGTTTCCTGAATCGTTGGTTCATCTTCCGCCGTCGGTCAATGGCATCATCTCTTCCTATGCCACCGGCGCCGGTCGCAGTGCCGCCTCAGCCACCAGTGGTTGAGCAGGTAGTCGCTGAAACGCCTACGGTTGCTAAGGCGCCCGTGGTCGCCGAACCATCTGTTGAAGCTCTAACAGAATCGGTTGTGCCGTTGGTTGGTGAGCTGGAGCCAGTTGCTACTCCTGCTGCTGCTGCTGCTGTTGCCGAAGAGGCTGCCGAAGAGGCTGCTGAAGAGGCGGTTGCTGAAGAGGCTGTAATGATGGCTGAAGATGCGCCACCTGAACCCGCAGAGGAGCTTGCGACCGGTCCTGCGTACCCTTTCTACTACAAGTCTGCTGCAAAGGATGACCTCAAGATTAAGGAAAAGGGTTGGCGCCGTACAATTAGCACATTTGCGCCTTTCATGTTTAGAGATCCCAGAAATCCTTCTACGGTATACCCAAATCTCGAGGCAGTTATTGGCTCGCTCAAGTATCAGCTCGGTACAAACAAACCCGAACTCGGCGCCCAACTCTTTAGCATAACGGGTAATATCTACCAGAAGTATCTGGAGGAGAAGCGCGCACTTGGTGCTGCCAGCGAGGAGCAACTTACGGCACTCAATGATGAACTCGGTATTAAAATGCGTGACGCACAAAAGCCTGCTGTTATCAAAAAGACCGGTGCCACGTTCACACCCGACACATATCTTGCAGGTGTAGAAACCCCATTGTTCGAGTATCTCCAGCAGCGCTACGGTGAGGATGCGTTGTTCCATAAGATTATGGATGCCGTAAAGACGCAGAAGGCTAAGCTGGTAGCCTACACGCAAACCGCAGAGACTGAGATGACCGGCAAGATTCAGGATGATGGTTCAGTAAACGGTTCAAACTTACTTGGTCGCTTACTCATGAAGTTAGTTGGACTCACGTATTAATCTAAAAATATAACGCACTAAATAGGTAATGGACCCCGTAGCCTATGTGCCTTTGCCTTCGGCGCCTCAGCCCTCTGCGCCCCCTGCAGATAGTGTTATAACAGTAAGACCTGAGCCTCTAACAATTAGGTTAGTAAGTGTACATACTGCCGCGCCAATCCCACCCGTCGCCGCAAACCGCCAGTGGCTTGCTTACTGCTGTTTTATCATTATTGTAATTTTATTTGGTATTTTTGGCTTTTATACTATGTTATACGGTGGACGTAAAAATTGAGACTGCTGTGGTTTAATTTGCTTATTAGCATAAAAGAGTTACGATGCCTCAATCAATTAGCGACGGAGCCCTTGCCTGGCAACGGCTTGCAGTTGTAAATCGGCATCCGCGTGATGAGCGTATTACTTTTAATGAAGAGACCCATAAATACACTATTGATGGGTCTCGTTATGATATTTCCTGTACCGGTTTTGTTCACAGTTTCTTTGGTCACTTTGATGCTGATCTAATTATCAAGAAGATGATGCGAAGCCCCAACTGGAAGCCTGGTGGCGCATCGTATGAAAAGTATAAGGGACTAACGCCCCAGGGCATTAAGGACCTTTGGGCATCCTCTGGTGCTGAAGCAAGTGAAGCAGGTACTCGTATGCATCTGGACATCGAACACTATTACAATTCGGCGCCGATTGGAAATATGGAACTGGATGGGTGGTCGGCGAATCCCAGCCCCGAGTGGGATTACTTTATGCGCTACGAGCGGAAATGGCGTGTGCCACAGGGATTCGTGCCTTACCGCACTGAGTGGCTTGTCTTTAACGATGAGATTCGTCTTGCCGGCTCCATTGATATGATTTATGCGAAGCCTGGCGGCACATTTGCTATCTATGATTGGAAGCGATCCAAGGAGATTAAGACAGAGAATAAGTACCAGAAGGGGCTTGGTCCACTGTCGCATCTGGATGATTGTAACTACTGGCATTACTCTCTACAGCTCAACAATTACCGCCGGCTTCTGGAGAAGTTCTACGGTCTTGTGGTAGACGAGCTGGCTCTGGTTATCTTGCATCCTAACAATAAGTCGTACCAAATTGTGAAACTCAATTTGATGGATGCGGAGGTGGAGGCAATGTGGGCGGCGCGTGCGGCATCCCTGGTGGCAGCGGTCGACGGTGTTCCTGCGCCCATTATTCCGCCGGTTGTTGAGGCTGTATCCGAGGAAGATGAACCGATTGAAAATACTGGCTGTTTGATTTCGGATGATTAATGCGTGTATAAATTTATAATTTTTACAGTTCCTATATAAATGTCCTCTGGGACGTTGTATTTAAATTGGGATTTCAATGGAATTCCTTGGAAACCCGATGAAATTCGTCTTCGTGTTCCCGATATAGATGAATCTGTAAAGGTACATTTAGAAAATCATGTTGAAGAGCATAATACAATTTCTCAATTAGATATTAATTATGTTAAAATGTACATAACTACCGACGGAAAAATAGTTTTGCCGCCTCCATGTGTTATGATAGCCGATGAAGGAAAAGGTAAAATAAAAGTTACATTTTCTTTTAATGAGACTAAATAGATGGAGTTGTGGACACTTCTCTTTTTACTTGTACTTGTTTTAGCACTTGGAACCGTTAGCAATTTCGTGCGTTTCACACGCCGCCGTAATGCGGGTCCATTTGCTCTACGCCAAAGCCATCTGCGCCATGTAAACTACGAGGGATTTGGTGGCGGCTTTGGAGTCGGCTTTAATGGAGGCTTCGGCGTCGGTGCAAATGGCGGGTTCGGCGACACTATTGAGCCGAACTTCGGCAGCATTGGTGTAGATGATAAGAAAATGAAACGGGAGGGATTCTACGGTGGCGGTCACGGTGGCGGCGGGCACGGTGGGGGCGGTCGCGGAGGGGGCTTTAGCGGTCGCGGAGGAGGCTTTGGCGGACACGGCGGACACGGCGGACACGGCGGACACGGCGGACACGGCGGTTGGCACGGACCTAATGGCTATAACGGTCCCAATCAAGGCACCTGGCGCGGTTGGGGTGGCTATGATAGTGGCTCAGGCTGGTACGGTTGGAGCTATCCCTGGGCATGGTACACTCCTGTAAAAATTGCAGTAGAATGCTACTCCGATGCGGACTGTGGTGAAAATGGAGTATGTGCAACAAATGGATATTGTATGGATAGAGCGTCTGCTGCGGTAATCTAAGCGGTCGTTGCCTCCCTTGCTGGGCGCTCATCTGGCGTATGCGGAACGACTTGGCGCTCTGCCGGTAGAAGTCCCTCGATATCAATCGGCTTAATCTTACGACCAAACTGCTTCTGGGTGCTTTCATAGCATCCATTACAATACTTAACAAGATCATCAATCTGCTTACGTATTGCCTCCTTATTGTGACCATCCGTAAGTACCTGACGGATAATCTCCAATACACCCGCTGCAAACACTTGAAGAACCTGCGCTTTCGCAACACGGAAACGCATGTCCTTTTCTGAGCGCTGAAGTGCCGCCTTCCAGTCTGTCTCATTCAGTTCACCAATCATATACTTCACACGAAACACTCGCAGCTTCTCCTCCGTATCTGCCGTTTCTATGCGAGCCATATCCTCTGCCTCTCGGGCAAGACGCCACGCCTCTCCAAGGTACACCTGCGTCCTATTTATCTGCTGGCGCCGGTAGTGCCCATACAGATTCACAGCACCATAATCATTTCCATAGATAGCACGGCTAATCTCACGGTCCTGATTGAGCGCGCACGCATTTGGTCCTTGCGGCAGCGCATTTGCTGGATCTGTGATTTCCCTGCCCTGACTGCGCAGCCACTCAAAGTAGTGCGGATTGTGAACCGGTCCCTCTGCCATCTTGCCCGTACGCCAATTGAATCCCGTATTACACTGCGTACACCACATCTGGTCACAGCCCTCAATCTTACAAATGCTTACACCGCACTTGGGGCAGGCACGCGCTTCACGATTGAGCAGCGTTGCCGTTGCCACCTTTTCCGCATCACAATGATGGTTAGGATCGTCACGAACCGCACCCTTCAAATCATGGCAGTCAGGGCAAGTATAGAGATCGCAAAGACCACACTTCCACGCTGTAGAAAGAAATCCCTTACAACCGTCGGCAGGGCATGGCTTCACAAACGCAACTACCTGCTTCTTTACTGGCGCGGGCGTACCAGATGCTGCCGATGCCGATGCTGCCGGATCAGGAATACGCTCGCGACCATATGTCTCAATTGTACGTTCAATGTAATGACAATCGCGGTAAGCCTTATCAAGCTCGCGTGTAATACGCCGTGACTCCTCACGCACCGCCTCTAGTTTCGCCTCGGCATCCGCCTTTGCCGCCTTTGCCGTGCGAAATGCCGCAGCATCCTCTTGGACCGTCGGCAAACGCGACTTCTCACGATCCGCTAGAATCTTCTCGCGATGCTCCTTATAAGTTTTCAGCCGAAACGTAGTTGTAAACTCAGCATCTAGGAAATTACGCTCCCAACCGCGATCACACTCAACATTCACACAGCGGGGAACATCACTTGTATCACCAAGTAGGTAGGTTTGGAAGCAGGTACGACATATCTGTATTTGACAATGCGGACATGTAGTAGATGAATGATTTGTTTTATTGAACTTTTCAAAGCATACGCAGCAGGTAGGCTTAGGAACACGAGGCATAGTAATGTATCAATTGCTATTTGAAATGGTAATGTCTCAATTTTTGTCATTTATGACCTCCATGAGCGTATAGACGCCGGTAATTCTTCTTCCGTAAGAGTAAATCCCGTAGTTCGCCGATTCTGTAAAGGAATACCGTCCACATCAACAATTATAAAATTTGTCGATGGACCGCCAATTTCATCTACAGGCTCAATCATATGAGTAATTGAATTGTAATGCGTTTTGATAATAGTCACGTTGAATTCTGTTGCAAGGGCTTTCCAATCATCATACGATCCATGAAAATCAACATCTTTCTTGGTAATTGTACGCATCACTTTATTTCGGAAAGACGCGTGATCCAAAGATACATACGCACTTACCTGTATTCTATACAGGGCAGGTTCCCAATCCGCCGGCAGATTTATAGACGACTCGTCTACACCAACCTCTTCAGGATATGTTAATCCTGTAGTATACCGAGTAGACTGACGATCCTTGTATCCTAGTCTATCATAAAGTGTCTCACTGCCGCGACCCGTTGCTGAAAACAATAACGCATTATTTTCATAACGAACCTCACTACCCAATAGCGGCTTCAAACGAGGAACACTTCGTGTAAGAATCTCCATTGCCTTACCAAATGTGCGTAAAAGTTCATCCGTTAGCCGTGACGCCATTAGGTGTACCGGATCCAAATAACGCTCTGTCTTAGTTGTATGAATTAGGCATTTACGCAACGACTCTTCGCCCTCAGTCCATGAGCAGCCCTCCACACATTCACCCTCCGTTTTGATTTGGAGACAATCGCGGCGTAAAACGGACGGCTTTGTTGGCGCGCGCTCATCATCACGATGTATCCACTGGCTGATAATAGGATAGAGAAGCCGGTCAAGGCGTTTCTGGAGTTCAAACAATGGTAATCGGTGTTTTGCTTGGCGTAGAAGTTCAATTTGAGCCTTAATTCGTGCGCCTTCTGGCGACGCCAAAAATTCCGAAAATGTAATACGCAGATGTTGGTACGCTTCGTCCAATTCCTCCTCCTTTGTTGCCACTTGTAACGACGAAGTACGCTTTATGGGACCCATAAGCGCCAAATCCGCCTTCCACGGCTCATCGCCGTCCTCCAAAACGCGAATCGTCTTAATAAGCTCTGCATAACATGGGTGCGCCACTTCTTTGCTTTTCTTAAACGGTTTGATAGGAACAATTGCGCCGCAACGGAGATCTAATGCAATAAAGTAATTATCGCGCTTGCGTAGCGCAACTGGCAATAATCCAGGTAAAATCGCGTCCGCAGGCGTACACGATGATACGCCTGGCTTCATATACTTCTCTAGGACCTGCGCAATATCCGGTTGCGGTAGGCTTGTCTCACCATATGCGCTGGGGCATGTCGGCAAAATAAGCCCGTCGTCCACGCAGGGAATAAATACAGGTACATCCGCCTCAGTGGGCGAAATAACACCCACTAGACGATTGCTACGGTCACGCAGCAGCCGCGTAACCATATTGCTTGTATCTACTTCACCTAGAGCGACCAACTCTGTTAAACTCGGTATAGGAATTGTATCGTATACAGGTATCCATGGATGAACCGGTGCAACGGCACGGCTACATCCCTTATCCACCGATACATAATCGTTTATGAACGATTTAAGGGCAGCCGCCACATTGGGCGGAATTGTTGCCATTGTTGCCGCCGCGGTCTGTATCACGCCGTACATCTTCTTATCCTTTTCCGTCTTACCGTCGTATAAAATAAGCGGATCATAATTACCGGTCACTTCGTCTTCTAGAATAAATAGGAAAGGCGGTGGCTGTTCACTATCGTGTAAAGATACGCCGAACTGCGGGCAAATAAGTGTTGGCACTTCATTCTTATTTTTGGGAACGCGTATACGGATAAGAATAAAACCGGTCGCTGTAAAAAGCCCTGGTACTGTAAATAGTGATTCCCATAAACGCAGTTCTTTCGGCTCACGAATGTTTTCTACATAATCTTTGAAATTGTGCCATGCGGAGTAAAAACTCTTTGAATACATATTGCTGGGATCAATACCCATTTTTGTACACCATTCTTGAATCTTACCTGTAGTAATAACATTTTCCGCTGAATATTTGGAGGTTGCAAATTCGTGAATAAGAGTTCCGTAATTTGCCTGTTCAAATGCGCGCGCCATTGTGTTTTCATGTTTCATAAACCACTCCAATACGGTAGCTTCTGTAGAAATCTGATTATTGTTGCTGTGAGCGCGGAACTCCTCAGTCGCATACTGCGCCCAACCAATCAAGGCAAGTAGACTCTTGCCTGGTTCTCTTGGATTATGTCCAATACCGTACCGTATAAACGCAGTTGCCGCACGGTCGTCATCACGATAAGGCAGTAAATGCGAGTTTGTCTCCTTCTGCTCCACACCGCGATTTATTGTTAGGAAATTGTCAGGTTTCTGTCCTAAAAATTTATTTACAGACTCTGGTGGAACGGCAATCGCGCCCTTTTCCAATTCAAACCAATCTAATTTAATACGACCCAGCACATTTTGTGCGGGAATATACCATGATTGACCGGCACGCTCCACTCTGGAAACCGACGAAAATGGACGATCACGATTCGCAATATCTTTTGCTGCCGCCGCTGGGGGAGGTGCGGTCTCTTCGCTTGGCACCGTCTCTTCATCCTCTGGCATTTTTGCTCCCTCAGGTGGTGATGATTTTTTCGGCTCTGTAAAGCAGCACGGCAATCCGTATTTTTCTGGATGGAACAATCCTCCCAAAAATCCTGAATACTTTGCAACCTTACCTGAATCCGCTTGATTGCCACGCTTGAGGACTGTTTCTCCTATTGCCGGTCGTGCACGATTTACAATCAATGTTCCATGACAGAAAACACACGAGTTTGCCATTTTCGGTGTGCCATCATATCCTACAGTTCCCTCAACCTCGCTCTTGATTAGCGGTAAATCATCGCGGACGCACCAAAACTCCGCACAAATATAATAATTAATATGGCGATTGTCTGTACCCGTTTTGGTGACGATCCATAACGGCTTCTTTTCTTGCGCAACTATTAATTCCTTAATCTTTTTATTTTGATCCTTGAGTTTATCTTCTCCCTCAGTTACGCTTTTATTATCCTTAAGGGGAAATCCTTTTTCTAACGCAATAATTTCTAACTTAGCAACCTCCGCTTTGGATATACTTGGCATACCAGGAATGCGTGTGCGTTGCCCTGTTGTCTTACTTGCAACCGCAGCGGCGCGTTGAATCGTTCTATTCAACGGCGCCTCCAACCAAATGACTTTTGATTCATTTGTGCCTGGAATCAAATACAATTGCTGTGCTCTACGGTACGCTTCAGGAGATAGGACATTTGGTTGACGGTTTTGTGCAAGTTGGCACTGGCGGCTGTACGCTTTCAGTCTTGGATCGCCAGCATCGCTATATTGAAACAAATCACGGTCGCGGCTTTTCAAGTTGTCCAAATACCACTCCTTTGCAAGTGGTGGAATAACCTCATTGGGGGCTAATGCAGTTGGTACCGCTGCCTGTGGCTCTGCTGCTGCTGCCGCAGGTACAGAGGGCGCTGCTTCTGCCTCCGTCTCTTCTTCCTCTTCGTCATCACCAATTCCCAACATACCCTGAAACAACTGCTCATCAAATGCCGACTCTAATTCTTCAGGTACCGCCGGTGCCTCGGCTGCCGTCTCTTCAGGTTCCACCTCCACAACCGCTGCTTTTTCAGCCGCCGTTGTTCCTACTTTGAGTGAATCTGCCATCTGGGATACAAACAGGGTCATTAGTGTTAGCATACGTTCCAAATCTTTTGTTGTTTCACATCCCGTAATTAAAATACGGTAGCGCGGATGGTCATTGTAAATACGAATCGATGCACCAACATTGTAAGCGGCAATAGTCGTATCTTCCTCAGCCGACTGCGTTTGCTTTGCGCTACACTTCGCGTCGCGAAGCGAGACCTCCTTAATACGTAAATCGTCGCCCGATTCGCTCTTATACGTAATCACATGCTCCGAATGACGCTGTAGCCAATCGTCCTCTGCTGCTGCTGCCTCTGCTGCCGAAATACCAAACTCCTTCACAAGCGCCTTCACATATTCGCCCGCCGGCACATCGGTCGTTGACTTTGAACTACGATTAAGATAGAGTGCGGTTAAGTAATTCATAATAGGATTTCCCATTTTTACATAATTGCTTACTCCCTTGTACCGTAGGGTAAGTGCTGCGCCGTCGCCCTCTATTGGCGGATCTATAGCCAACATAGGTGAAAACGGATCTACGCGATTTACAAGCTCCGTTTTTCCTGGCTTTCTTACATCAAGTGTGGTGTTCAGTTCGTATTCGGCGGTAAGTTCGCAGAGATTGGCGGCGTCAAGTGTTGCCCACGGGGTATCCGCCAAAATAGTACGAAACATCGCGTCCGCTTTTGCAATAACCGAAAGGGGTAATGGCGCGCCGCGGCGGGGAGCACCAATATACATTTCCGCACTGCCGTCCTCGTAAATCCTGAGGGTCCAACATGTGCCCAATGGTGCCTTTTGGTCCACAATCGGCACTTTTACAAGAATCACTGCTCCCATATCGGTGGATGGCTTATCCGCCATGAGACTGTCTAGGAGTTTTTCGTTGTGAATAAATGTTTTGCCGTCTTCGTTCGTAGCGATTTTTACAATAGAAGGAATACGGTCTTTGGCAGGAAAAAATCTTAGAAATGGTTTTGTAGGGCTCGGTTTCATTTCATAGAATCGTAACTCTAGGAGCCCTGAGGTAAATGCCGGTGTTTTTGGTAGGATACATTTGAAAATGTAGAGTTTTGTAAGATGTGCTGGTTTGGCGTTTTGAACGGTAGCGGAGCGTATGCCTGTGTCCAACTTTTCTAGACGTTTTTCTACATAATCGCGGTACGTATTGAGCGTATCAAGTGCGTCTTTGGTCATTACACCGCCACTGGGCGGGGTCTTAATTTGCGGAAAATAGAGTCGCACAAATCCCTCAAATACCGGCTCAGTAAGCGGCGCATTTGGAGTAAGAAGGGATGCAAGCGTCCAAACATGAATCGTGGCATTGGGCTCTACCGTGGATTCAATCGTTTTGCCAGTATAAATAGTAGGAAATACCGGCTTTTTTGCGCCGTCTGCATAGATTCGTGAATCTGGTTGTTCGCGTACCGTGTGTGGGTCAGGTAAGCCCTCCGTTGCAAACGGCCAGGTAAACTCCAACGGCTTGTAAAGATTCGGTGCGATTTCTAGGGCAATAAATAATTGATTCGGTGGTGTAGTTCCTATTGCAAGAGCAATACGCTGTTTGAGATTGAACAGCGTCTCAAACGGATAAATTTTACTGAACTTTGCTTGTTCCAAGTTTACGGTACGGATCTCATCCACATGAGAACGTATCGTAAGTTTCTGCGGTTCCAGTGACGGTAACCGGGATGGTTTTAGTATCTCCATTGCTATTGTGGTTTACGTTTTGAATTCTTCGCTATTTATCTAACTATTTCAAACCGTCGTCCACCGTCTCTTTGTATTTAGGAGAATCTGTAATATGAACACCACAGTATTCCACGGGGTGCGCATTAAAATTTGTGTACTGGTAAATATCAATCGCCTCCGCCTGCTCAAGTATCCACGCAAAATGATTCCAAAACTCTGGTGTATGTCCTATTGTGCTTGTACCCACATGGCTCATTTCATGTAGCGCTACAAAAAGAATAATGTTTTCCTGTACAAGTTCCTCCTTCTCGTTACGCTGGCGAAGGCACATTACCACCTTTTCGCCCTTGTTGACAGAATACGATGTATATTGTGCATCGGGTGTTGACTCGCTGAACCGCTCTGCCGAACAGTCAAAGTTATCAATCATCTGCTTCACAAACGGTTTCTCGTAGTACTTCTGTTTGAGATACTTGCGAAGTTTGAGAAGACGTTCTCGCACACGGGCAAGACGGTCAGCTGCATCCTGCTTATCGGGAAGATTGCGGACAAGGTACATATCACCATCTACCGTTGACTTGGTAAGCGACATAGGATACTTTGAATCCCTCATAGAGAGTCCGGCGTAGCCCATACCGACTATTCCGACTAGGAAAGCCCACGGGAGGACGGAATCGTTCATATCCTTACTTTTAGTATATATGTTTTGTATATTCCGGGTTAATGAATTGCGGACAAATATATGTATTATAAAATTATAAATATTAAAGATGGAATTAACATTTAATGTTAAACATGAAAACGATAATAGTATAATAGACTACTTTTTAGAAAATCACACACGTAGAGATTTTTGTAATTATTTTATAAATAAGGATATTCACAATATAAAAGGTGAGCAATGTGAACAAAGATTTATAGATATTATGTCAGATCCTAATAATTTGTATATTATTAGAGAAAAAGACGCAGGCAAAATAGAAGATGATACTATAATATTACATAATGGTATCAAAGTAATCCGTCGTGGATATTATGGCGATTTCTCTAATATACTTGCCATCAATGGCGGATGCCATGAACCTGCCGAAGAACGTATGTTTACTGAAGTGTTAAAATTTATTCCAGAAAACGGAACTATGATTGAATTAGGCAGTTATTGGGCATTTTATACAATATGGTTCAATAAGGCAATTAAGAATTCGCGAAATTATTGTATTGAACCATGTTCAGACTCCTTAGAAGTAGGTATTAAAAATTGTAAGTTAAATAATATTACAAATGTAGATTTTACTCAGGGATTTATAGGGAAAAATAATGTTTGTCTTTCACAGTTTGTAATAGAAAAGACTATTGATTTTATTGATATTCTACATTCGGATATTCAAGGCTACGAAGTTGAAATGTTGGAAGATATAGTACATTTATTAAAAAATAAAAAGATTCGCTATATATTTATATCTACACACAGCAATGATCTACATGCAAAGTGTTTAACTATACTTAACGAATGTGACTATAGAATTATAGCAAAAGCTGATTTTGAAACAGAAACTTTCTGTTATGATGGTATTATTGTTGCCTGCCAAAAAGATAATTTAGAGATACCTTTTACAGAATTAGGAGTAAGAAAACATACTCCATTAAGAAATTATCCATTATATCCTTCACAAAATTGATTATTTATTCAAAAAATATAAAATGGTATACAATGGAGTATACCATTTTATATGCGGAAACACCTGATGCATTATCAGCGAAAGTTCGTGAGCATATGAAACAAAACTGGCGTCCTAAGGGTGGTGTAGCGGTTGCCACTATTGTACAAAATGTAGATAGGGACGGTAATTATAAAAATGCGGTTTCCTTCTTTCAGGCAATGTGGCGTGATGGTGGTCCGCCAATCATCATTTCTACGTCGGCTTTGTATACGTAAGTTTGAAAGAGATGAAATTATCAACTTTTTCAAATAAATTTGGGGTAGGTATTTACGCAATCTCCAGCACACGGCGGTTAACATCGGGCTCGATCGTGCTGTTGAGCCAGGGGCTTACCGACACCTGCGGGTTCGGCGGCTCCGAGCGGAGATCCCACGACGCGTTACGGAGGGACTGTCCAACCGTGTTAACACCGATGAGCGCACCGGCGTTGAGGAAGTTCTTACCCGCAATGTCACCGGCGCCCATGGGGTTCACCTGCGCCCACTTGGAGTTCGGGTCATTCGGCAGCAGCTCCTGCGGCGCGAGCTGGTTCTTAGGATAACAGTTAGATGGCGTGGACGCCGCGGCAAACGGCATCGGCGACGGGGTGTCCTGGAAGCCCTCCTTCATCTCCTCACTATCCATGCCAGGGTTCGGCGGGGTGTCGGGGCTGACAGTCGTGCCTAGGGGTGTTGCATTGGCACCACCATTCATAATACGGGCCAGATCAACTGGTCCAGGGTTGGGGAAAGCATTGGCGGGAGTGCCTGTCACTGACGGGGGACCTGTAGTATCTACAACATTGCCGGAATCCTCAAATCCCTCGCGATGGTGTTTACGCTTCAGGAGTCCACCGAGCGTGGGATCCAAGACGAACAATAGACCTAAGGCAACCAATACAGCTAGACCAACCAGGAGTGGCGTTCGTGACGACATCTTTCTCTAATTCCCTTGTGTGTATTTTTTTTAGGGCTCGCTGTTTGTTGATTCGTCGTCATCGCTCAACCAGTCGCTAAATTGGGATTCAGTGTCGGATACTTCATATTTATTAAAAAACCTTCCCATCGCGTCAAGTGCCGCCTCGCGTGCATCTTCAGCGGTCCGGAAGAGGACCTTTACCTGTTCCTTTGCCGCCGCCTTCTCCTTTGCAATTAACACCGGGCTGCGTAGAGTTAAAGTGTTCATATCAGCCTCTGCTGCGCCCAAATCGCTCACCTCCTCAATCTCCTTTACAGGTGCCGGAGCAGCAGTTATCTGCCAATCAAAGTCAATGACGTCGGTTGAGGCTACGCTAACAAACTTTACAGCAAACTTTGGTGAAATGGTAGACCGGGTAATTAGAATACCAATCAACTCCAAATCAACAATACAATTGGTATATGCACCCTCTTTCACATTAAAGAAAAACTCCTTCTCTGTATACTGACTCCAGCATGGTTTGTTCTCAGCATCATAAATAACACCCCACTGCGGTGTAATACGCTCCAGGGACTCGTATGATGGCTTGTTCTTGAAAAGCGCCTCCGTCTTAGTAAGTTCCATAAGAACCGCCTTTTGTAGTGATACAATCTTCACTTGTATAGACGGGTCGGGAACTATTGTTAACTTAGCGTTCATTTGTAGGCGAACATCCAGGGAAATAGGAGTTGCCATTGGAACATAGAAGTATACGGTATTGCCTTCGGCGCGTCGTTCCGGGATGCCAAACATGTTGTTTATTGAGAACTGCGATGTAGGTTGAAAAATAGTTCCGCACCCCATCTCAATGACTACACCTCGGGATTCTGGAACACGGGACCGTTATATGGAAGCAACAAGTGATTTAGCGGAACATATAGGTGATAAAGTACTGGTTTTGTTACGGTCACCTGAAAATCAAGCACGAATTCAATCTATTCTTGACCCTATTATCAGTCATATTATTAATAGAATTTTTCCATATATACTGCTATCTGCGATACTCTTTTTGATTTTGTTTATTTTGACTATAGGAACATTTTACATGGTCATGCGGACCTCTGGCGGTGTAGGGTTGACTGCTGCCAAACTATCGGACTGAAACAGTGTACGGAACTCCACAATATCCATCTCTTTCAGTTCCTTTCCGCGCAACTCATCAAGATAATGCGTCTCGGTAGAGATTGCATCCGCGCTGCCCTTGAGCCAGAGCGACCACTTGAGCCACTGCTTTTCGTTCATGAGTCCATCCACCGTCTCATGTCGTCCATGTAGCATCTCTAGCGCCTTATCGTACGGCGCGGTGTCATTTACATGAATGGAATGAAGAGTACGATGTAGCGTCCCCTTGTATTTGATGTTAAAGTAAGAAGTCTTGTAAGGTAGTGACTTCGCCTTGCTGGTGTAATCACAACCCATAAGAACACACATTTCAAGAAACTGTTGGTAAGTAAGTCCGGCTTCTCCAATAATGGTATCTAAATCGTACGAAATCCAACCCTTCGTATCACCAGGTACGCCGGCAGTTTCTGGCACCAGCAGATTATTCACGCCGCGTGCCAACAGGTCCATATCGTTCGTCATCACCGCATCCAGCTCGCCACGGCGCGCCAGGTATGCCAGCACGTTGTCCGCCTCGCCGTTTGCGTTTAGAAAGATGACGCCTGCCGCATACAGAAGCCGCTTTACCTCATCGCGCTCGTCTGTTGTCACATAGATAGACCCAATCGCCAGGTTGCCGAGCTCCTTTTCCACGGTTTCCCGCTGGTCATGCGTCATGGTCGCCGTCTCCAGATCGGTTGACAATTGCTTGCGCTTCTGGTCGTTCTTAAGACGCGCCTCGGTCCGCAGCCGAATCGTTTCCCGCTTCTCATCTGGCGGCTTGCCGTCAAAGACCGGTATGGGAAGAATATTGTATTGTCTACATTTCGCAATCAAATGCGCAATGTACACAGTAGGAAGAATGTTATTTGCTTTTGCTTTATAAAGAAATCCAAGAATGTCAATGCCAACACGCTTGTTTTTGTAGGAAGACCAGTTGGGGGCACGGATTGCCGCGGGCGCTGCCCAACGGATCCAGCCAGTTAATCCACGAATGCCCATAGGAAGGTAAGTAGTTTCGGTATGCTGAATCGGTGAATCGGCTATAGGGGAGTCAATTTTTTCATCGTTCTAATCCGTCAAGTACATCTGGCACACTCATTCGCATACTTATATCTTGTGGAACAGTGCTTTTGGCTAAAGCACGCAAACGCTCCAATTCTGGTGTAACCAACCCGCACATAATATATTGTTTCTCTTCCGTTGTTTTTCCCTGCCCAGAAACCCATAAAAACTCAAAATGGGGTGCTAAGGCGGCTTTCAACACATAATACGCAAATACACTTGTATTTTCCTCCCATTTATGCTTCGCCCGTGCTAAAAGCTGTGTTGCCTGCTTATCCTGCCACTTACGCTGTTTATCCCAAGACTTGCCATACCATCTACACGCCAGCCATTCCGCATACAACTCCGTCCACGCCTCAAACAAATGCGGATTAAGTTTATCGGTCTTATTCATCTTCCAACACGGTGCCGGTGTAGGTCCAACTATCCAGTCCCACTTCATGGCGTGAATCATTTCGTGTATAAGCACCCGCTCCCATTCCTCACTACGATAAATTACAATATTTGGAGTGCCGACAGTAGTCCATCCGCCGTTTACCTGCGCCTTTGTTGGCCACTGATTTGCCTTAATTTCACGCGGGTCATTACGAAACCATATATAAATATTAAATCCTGGATCTGCGCCTAACCATTTAAGAATCGCATCGGTTGTTTGCGCAACTTCACTAGCCTTGCCGAGATTAGGTGTAATCAAATACAGCGTACTTCCCTGCCAAAGTTCATATTTGAATCCTTTAGTTTCTGGATTTTCTAACAAAGAGAAAATGGTCTGCTGTTCCCAGCCGCTAGCTATCTGCCTTTTTGATTCGTCGAACTCTTGGGGGCTTAGCGGCTGGGGCTGCCTTTGTGGTTTCTGTTGGGGCAGCGGGACTGATTGGAGCAGGACCAGCGCCGACTCCACCGGTGGCGTCGGGCTTGCTGACTTCATTTTGTAATGGTGTCTCTTTTTTATGTGGTTGTGGCTTAATCGGCGTTGAGTTTGTCCGTATTGTCTCAAAAAGGAAAAGAATGGCGGACTCAAGTGATAGTGGTGTACGATATGAGGTATGTGGCTCCGCTGTTGTTAGTGACTTCATGGCAAGCCAGAAAACCTGGGGTTCTAACAGTTCGTATTGACGTTCAATGGCGGCGGCAGCGCTGTCCACAATTTCTGGTCCCGTTTGACAGAAACTGAGCGCCTGATAGACGATTCCACGCACCCACTGAATTGCCTGTAGATTTGGCGCCTTGCCGGATCGTGCGGCATGAATGAGCGTATATATCATTTCGTCGTAGAAATCTTGAATACGACGCGGCCAGGCAGTGGTAGCGGAAGCGGAGGTGGAGGCGGGAAAATACTTTTGAATCTCCTCCATACGGTCAAGGCGTCCTTCGCATTTATCATAGGCGGTTGGATTCGCAAACGCCGGCGGAACGGCGGCTTGCCATGCTGTATACGCTAGACGAGGCATACGATAACGGACAAAGGCATCGTCCAATAGCGCAAGGGGTCCCGTAATCTCACGGGCGGTAATCCACAACATACCTGCAGCATCGGGTGGTAGGACAAATTGTTGTATAATCGCACGGACCCTAATGGCGGCGGCTAAGGATAGGCTGTGCGCACGTCGTAAAACGACCAGTTTGCGATTAGATGACCGTAGACTATTCAGTACATCGCCGCTGGAGAAGAAACTTGTTAATAGATCGCCAATAATCTGTTTATCCTGCATAGACAAGTTTGGGATATCGATTTCAAAATGATAGGGGCTTGTAAATACACGAGCTTCGTAATTATCGCCCACTACAAAATTCCGCATTTCCATAGGATAGGTAATCTTTCCATTATTTTCAGCTTCAATAAGCCGGCGTAACTCTTTTGTTTTGCCGGATCCCGCCGGACCGAGAAACAGAAAAGGAATATCCAATCGCTTCATGTTGTTATCAATATGAAGTGATGGGTTTAGACGGGGTATGCCTTTGGGGTTATTGGGTCGTAGACCCAACAACCCTTATGGCAATACACCGTGCCAAGACGGGGTATGCCTTTGGGGTTATTGGGTCGTAGACCCAACAACCCTTATGGCAATACACCGTGCCAAGACGGGGTTAGAGCGTGGGTAGGCGATTAATTTCCTGCCGCCAACGAATCTCTTAAATTGCTTATTGTGATTGTAGATATACCAGCCGATACAAGAGCACAGGGGAGAACCACAATCATCATTACAAACAGGATAAACTGAATTAACTGCGACGGGTTGTGGCTAAAATGGAAAAGTGCCAAAGCGTATGCTATAAGTGATGCTACAAAACTAAACACAGTCACCAGTGCAAGCAGCTTCGTATTCTGTGCGGAATCCTTTGGTATTAATGTACCAAATACAATTCCAACAATGACAATCATCATGCCACAGATGCCAAGAGCAACCATGTACGGCCAATTAAACGTGGAAGACATTCTATTATATGTCCAGTTAGTTTATCGGCGTCTACCACCCACCTTTGCCAC